TACCCTTATAACCACCATTAATCACCTTCGTCATACCCTTTATGTCTCCAGCATCGGCGAATTTATTCAGGTTACTTACCTCCCAAAACCAACAAGCAGACTGACATGCCCCTTCGAATGTCTGCATATATTCCGAGGCTTCTTCAGGAGTAATCTCAAGACTCATAGCAAACCGTTTGAAATTATCCTTGCCCGTGAGTTGGATTAGACCTTTTCCTGCGTACTTAAAACCCTCACCAGAGGCTTCATCGCCATTGCCCATACGATTAGCATAAACACGGTTAGCAATCTTCTGAGGCTGCTTCTCGTACCTCTGAGCAGACTCCATATCGAAATACTTAGGAAAGACTTTGAGAAGCCCTGAAGCCTTGTAATTCAGGTTCTCAGTGACGTAAACGAAGCCACCTGACTCATGATGACACTGCGCCATGAAGTAAGCCACTCGTTTAGGAGTGTTAATGTCGTAGTCGTTAAGCAGAGTCCCACCACCTAATTCAGTTTGAGCACCAAATAAAGTGGAATGCCATTGCTCTGCATATTTAGTGTGTGGCGCAAACTCTTTAAATTGCTTTATGGAAATCACATACCCTCCAATATCTTAGCCCTGAGTTCTCGCATCTTTCTAATCTCTGTAACAGCCGCCTGTGTAGCGTTGTGCATGTCTAAATAAGTCATCGCTAATAGTGGAATAGCAATAACAAACGTCAATGCCATTATTGCAAGACATAATACGATAACGAGCGATACGTCTGACTCATCCTTATTAGTATTATTACGCCCCACATCCACCCCACCACGAACAGGATTGCCCCAATCCATGTTGCTAGAGCCTTTAGCTTGTTTATTGTTCTTCTGCGTTGCCATGCGATTATCTGGTTCTTCCGCAATTCTTCAGCTAAAGCAACATTCTGCTCTTCAACTATTTGTTCCCACATAGACTCAAAACGAGTCCATACATCGCGTAATTCTGGTGGCGTGTGGTACACCATTAATTCCCGTACTTCTTTCAATGAGGCATCTAGCTGCGTTCTTATCTGAATCCTTCTTAACGCTCTTCTAGCTAGGCTCTCATCCCCCTTATATACCTTCTTAGAGTTAGCTTCTTCCTCGATAAAGGCTTTAGCTAACCTGTCGTACTCGTCAATAAAGTTCCCTAGATGATCCCAGATGCTATTTAAAGCATCTTGTGGATGAGTCTTAGAAACTTCCTGAATTCTCTTAATCTCCTCGTTATATTGCTTAACCTGAGCAGGAGTAGGGTCAACTATCTTATGAAACTGTTTCTTTAAATCCGCTAATACGTCTGATACGTCCCCGGCTGTGTTTTTAATTTCCTTATATAAAGCAACGCCACGCTTACAAAGATCAATTGCAGTCGTGGCGGCTTTAAATGCAGCAGCTATAGTGATCGGATCAATTTTTTAACTCTTTATATGACCATTACCGCCTAACCATACAAGAAGGAATAATGCTCCAGCGCCTACGATCCAGAATATCTTCTTGACCACAGAACGACCCACTTCTTCATAGATTTTCTTGAAAGCAACCTCAGCAGCCTTTTCTGCGATATGGTTGATCTGCTCGTCAGTAAGTTGAACCTTTTCCACTTCTAGCTCCATTATTGGTTGATATTCGCCAATCTCACCAAATTCACCCGCTACCGCCCTGTTAAATAACTCTCTACCGTAATCTTCTGGATCATCTGCTCTAGCAGTAAATGGTAACTTCTGACCGCTAATAGTGATAATCATATCAATACCAGTGTGCTCCGCGTTAGCCCATCTCATTAGCTAATCCGAAGAAATAAAGTAACTCTAGAAGTAGTACCACCAGAGTTAAAGTTTTGCCTACCCATAGCTCTCCATGTTCCAGAAAGAGCATTTGAGCCACGGTGAAAAGTAATTCCACTAGGAGTCGTATCAGCCCCAACAGTATTTACATTGTAAAGACCAGCAGGATAAATACTTGAACCAGACACAGTGCTACCCTCAGAGAAGCCAGTTGTAGCTATATAACCAAATACATAAGTTCCCACAGCACCGTAATCTAATGCAGCTATCTTAGCCCCTACATCTACCGTTACAGCACCCGTAGAACCATCTACAGACGTTACACCAGTGTTAGTAATCGTAGGATTACCCGATACACCATTGCCATTAGTTACAGAGATACCAGTACCAGCAGTAATCGTTCTAGCTGTAGTCGTAGCCGATGCAGTACGAACCACTACACCGTTAGCGCCCGGATCAGCAAGTCGCGTAGAACCACCTACCGCAGTATCAACATAAGCAGTCGTAGCTACCTTAGTCGTATTGTCATTAGGAGACTGAGTAGTAGCTGTAGCAGTTGATCCTAAAGCTACCGTAGAGCTAAATACAGCAGCACCAGAGCAGGTAAACGCGCCGCCTACTGTAAAACCATCTCCATCAGTACCACTTTGCATATCCTTTAACTGAGCCATTAACTCACGGATTGCATTATTTATACCAGATGGAGCACAGCCTTCAGCAATGTTAATCCCACCAATATCGGTATTGTTTGACGCTGTTGAACTGTATTCAGATACTTTGTTCTTTGGCATGATTACTCACCGTAAATTTGTTGTAACTCTTCCTGCGTGACATTTAACGGAGTCAGCAGCCCTCTAGCACCAGTAATAGCAGGAGTTAAGTTTCTAGGAATTTGTGGAGCACCACCAGCCCTCATTACATCTGCTAAGTTCTCAAGAGAACGACGACGCATAGCCGTAGCTCCTGCTCTAGCACCCATAGCGCCTAATGCAAATGGAATACCAATTGCAGGATCGTAAACAGAAGCGCCACCAGCAAACAATCCACCAACTGGCCCTGTAGGAGCAAATCGACCGTAGAACTTCAGCAAATTCTGCGTCGTAGAACCTTTAGCCGCAGCACGAATTGCAGCCTGTTCATCTTTAGTGAACATACGCATTTGCTTGTCATTCTTAGCCAATTGACGAAGCTGCTGTGCCATAGAATTTTCAGCACCAGACTGAGTAAATTTACTCACATCAAGTTGTGCATTTTCTAACATGCGCTCAAATATCTCGCCCTTCATCTGACGAGAATATTGATCTCTGGCTTGTTTCCAAATACCAACACCAGTTTTAGTATTTGTTCCAATAATGTCAGACGTAGGAGCATTCAGCACATAATCGTCAAACTTCTCTTTGAGAATCGTAGCCAAACGACGCTCAGCAGCATCAGGGCTGGCTTGAGCATTCTGAACAATCTTTCTCAATGCCTGAAGCTCTGTGAAGTCTTTAGGAGTTTGAGCAGTTAATTCATTAATCGCAGCTTCAATCTTTGGATAACCAGTAGGTGTATAACCTTCCTGACGCAGATCGCCAGCAATCTTAGCCATGTTCTGAGAGAACTTTTGTGGTTCAAATGCAATACCAGCTTGCTTGGCTCGATCAAATAATTTAGATGCTTGCTGCGATATTTGCTCACGACTAGGGCCAACCGTCTGACGCACACCCATACCAAATGGAGCACCAGTAGCCATACCAGCAGCCATTCCAGCAACAGGGCTACCAGTTTCTTCAGCCACAGTTTGAGCAGCCATAGCAGCAGGAGCAGCCGCAGCTAATTGCCTACCCGGTTGTTGAGCCATTTGACCAGCAATAGCCCGACCCATCTCAGTAGTAGCTGTTTTAGCAATAGACGGCAATGTAGCCAATTGAGCAGCAGTTCCACCCAATGCACCACCACCAGCCTGAATAGCGCGTTCTCCAGTAGTCTCAGGAACAGGAAAGCCCATTCGAGTCAGAAGATTCTCTACAGCACCAGCAGGTGAAAGAATTTGATACTGTTGCGGCAAAACCACATTAGCGGCTTGTGTAGCTAGTTCAGCAGCAGGTAAAGCCAAAGCACCAGCCAACATCCCCGGAGGGCCTAGAGGAGCACCTAGAGCCGCACCAGCAGCCACAGGAGCAGCACCCCTAGCAGCAAGTCCAGCGCCTCTTACAAGCTCTTCTCCCATACCTCTAGGTTGAGCTTGAGACAGAGCAGCGTTATACGCCTCTGTATCACTCAAGTCTCGATCAGATTGAACCTGATACGTTCCTGAGCCGGGGATTGTTATCTCATAAGTAGGCATTATTTCACCTTCTTAACAGTGACACCTTGTGGTAATACGTTTCCTTGCGGCTGCTGCACAACTCCACCCTTCAGAACATCATCAAACTCACCGTTATATCCGTAAGTACGAGCATATTCATTAGGGATTGTCTTTAATGCACGATTAGCACTATCAATATATTGTTTAAGTTGTTTTCTTAGCTCTGCTTCTTTAAGGCCAAGTTTCAAAGATGCTTGAATATTTGATAATGCGCCCATTTCACGTTCTGTCACATTACCAACAGCGCCACCTGTAGGAGATGCAGTTCTCATTCTCTGAATTTCAGTTACGAAAGAACGTGTTTGTAAATTTTCAAGTTTCTGAGCACCAGAATAAGCATCTGTTCCGGGTATTTGAGACATTTTTGGCCCAAGCATTCCAGAAACTGCTTTTAATTCAGCAGGGCTATTCAACAACGCCTGAGCAGCATCTCTAGCATCAACCAGTTGAGTAACCGTATAGTTCACCAAACCAATAGTTGCAGGTTGAGCAGACAGTAATTCCTGCTTTTTCTTTGGCGTAACTTTTGAATCTGGCTGTTGAACCAATGGAACAACCTTGCCAATATCAACAACAGGTTTTGTTGGTTGAGCTTGTTGTACTTTAGTTTGTTGGGCAGGAGCAACTTCACCAGTTCTTTGCATCTGAGCAGGAACTTGGGGAGCAGGAGGCTGTGCCATCGGTGGAATAGGGCCGCGAGGGACAACAGCAGGAGCTTGTGGTGCTGGTTGTGGTGCTAGTTGTGGAGCAGGAGGAACACCACCCAACATTTGCTCACGCGATACAGGAAGCGTAGGAGCAGCACCAGTTTCAAACTTTAGCTTTTGTGCATCGATAGCAATCTTGGTTTGATCTGCCTGAGTCAGAGCATTAGCAAATGCCAAAATGTTACGGTTTTGCTCAGGAGTGAGTTTAGTAGCATCGTTAGTGCCAAACGTGTTGTAGGCATATTGACCAACAATACCGTCGTACTTGTATTGCCTAGCAGACTCCAATACCGCCTGATCTACCTTTTGAATTGCCCCGATAAGCTGATCTGGCTTTAGGCTTTCTTTAATCTGTGCAATAGCTTGATACTGGCCTTTATACTGCTCAGGAGCCTTAGCAATACGATCCTGAATATCAATATCACCAGCCATTACCTGCAACTGACGTTCACGCAGCTTTTCAGCCATGCGAACAGAAGCCTCTGCCTCTTGCGGTTTACGCATAGAACGATAAGCAGAAGCATCAGCCAAAGACTCATTAATCTGACGCTCAAGATTAGCAATCTCTGGGTTACCAGTAACAGTAACCGGAGCCATGCCGCCCTCAGCAGGAGGAGCATCCGCAGGAGCAGCAGGAGCCATAAACGACTCACGCTGACGCTGGAATGCCCTCATCTCAGCATATTGCTTAATCGCATCAGTAGGATTAGAACGAATATAAGCAACAGCAGCAGGATCATTAGCAATAGCAGGGTCTTGCAACAACTGATTAACAGCTTGCTGAGCCATTGCATTCTGTTGCATTTGAAGTTTAGCTTGAGCCAACTTCTGAGCATTAGCCATCTGCTCAATACCGGCCTGATAAGCCTGTCCAGACGTACCATAACCAGCCGCTAGAGCACCTAGAACATTCTGAAGTGCAGAACGTCTTGGGCCTTGTGAACCCATGCCAGTAGCCAATGCAGCAGCAGCCCCCAATAGACCAGCAACGTTAGACCGCTGAGACAATGCAGCAGCATCCTCAGCGCCTAGCAGACCCTCATACATGGGGTTACTAGAACCAAAGACGTTAGGAATGTAATCAGAAATAGCCATGCTTCACCTATATAAGCGAAGGAGTTGCAGTGCGTAACACTGTTTGCTGCTGTGGATTCAACAGACTCATGTAATCAACCGGAGGAATCTGAGAACCGGGACGCACAGAAGCGCCAGCACCTGCCATACGTTGTTGTTGAGGGCTTAACAAATTTTGAGCAACACCAAAACCAATTTGAGAAGTAATGGGGTTTTGATTCATGAAAGTATTAGCGCCACCTATAGCAGAAGTTATAGGATCAATAACTCGACCAATGCCTGAAAATGGAGTCTCAAAACCGAATAATGATCCACCACCAAAACTTGAGCCAGCAGCACCAGCAGCCATAGAAGCAGTCAGAGGATTTGCCACAGCAGCACCAAAACTAGGAGCTACAACAGAACCGACTGCACCAGCCGTAATAGGATCACCCATTATTTACCTCCCTGTGGTGTTGCACTCTGAGTCACTATCTGACCCTGTGGAGCACCATAAATCAATCCAGCATATTGCTGTAGCTTCATAGCAGGTAGATTCTGCTCGAAGTTATAACGGTTAATAGCATCCTGAAGCTCTGCTGCGCTCTGCTGTTCTCTAGCGCCGCCAACAGTCAATAGACGTTGAATATCTGCATAGTCCTGAGCAGCCATAGCAGGAGCATTTCTAGTAGCTTCCATCTGACGAGCGCGTTCTGCCTCTGAGGATTGCAACATGAGTTGCCGCTGAATATCCCCCAAACCTAAACCAATGTTGTAACTAGCTTTACCAGCTAGTTGTTCCATTGCACCAGAACCATAACGACCCCTAGAAGATGCCTCAGACTGAAGCCCACGAATAGCCTCTTGACCAGCCATCGTCGTAGGTCGATACAGAGCCTCAGCAGCACCAGCTAGGAACGGATTAATGCCACGACCTTGAATTGTCGCTAGAGTCTCTTGTTGAGCAGCCTCAGTCAAAGGAGAACCTGCTAAAGCACGTTGTTCAGCAAGCCCTAGAGCGCGTGTAGTGGCCTCAGAAGGGCTTACAAAGGTTTGACCCGGAAAGAATGAAGGAGTGGTTCCCTGATAAAGCCGTTTAGCTTCACCAAGACCATACTCAACATAAGGCTTGAGTGTTGGATCAATCTCAGCCCTAGCTGTTTGTGTTTGAGTACCGCCGCCACCGCCCATAATTACACCTCACAAATCCATTGTTTCGGACGGAATCCATAAGTCGCCGCCCTTCTATCCCACCCGCGCCTATGGCTAGAAAATGTCAGATATTTGACGTTAGCTTGAGCCGCCATGCCTTTAATGTATTTTAAGGCATTTTCGACAACTTCATAGCTATTTTCTAACGAATAAGCAGCCCATACATGCAGAGTCTCACCCATCGGCTGTAAGACAAAGAAGCCCTTATAGTGGTTGTTCTCTATCAGTACAAAAAGTAAACTTTTCTGGTTGAAACAATCCGTATACACATCCTCAATAATCCAATCTTCAGAACTCTTGGATTTAATCTTGTCTAAACCGGGCTTAACACTAGCCCACCAATTTCTAAGCTGCTGTGGCTCAATATATTTGTATTCCATTAACCAACGATAATGTATCCGTATGTTTTATCAGCAGTCGAGTTAGCCCAATGGGTTATAGTCGCCTGACCTCTTTGTTGACTTGACACATAAACATTACTTGTTGCAGCAGGAGCAACATACTGCGCCGTAACTATAGCACTTGGGATTGATGGTCTATCAGGAGACGTGCTCGTTGGGTAATGCTCCAAAGAAACACCAATATCAGTAACGCGCCACATTACTTCAATGTAATCATTTTCTTGCAATTCTATAAAATAATTCATTGCAGCAATTAAGTGCGACGGATCACCAGTAGACTTTCTAGCTGGCATATGAAAACGGCTATTTGATCCAGCAACATTAGTACCGTTCTTCCTGAACCATATATCTATGTCCTGACCATCATTTGAAGTATTCTTAAACTGTAACGAAAACTGGATGTTGTAAATCCCGTAATTCCTTACATTAACTCTTGACGTATTGGAAACATAGACACCAGACGAATAATCCGTCGTATTTAAAGCTACAGCATAAGCAGTCGTGGTGTTCGCAGCAGTCTGGTCTGTAGTGTCCTGAAACGCTCCATAAGGCGCTGAATCGGCCTCGGCAGCATTAGATACAGGCGTGAAGAAAATTAGGCTCTCATTGCCTATACGCTCGTCATAGAGGGTAGTTGTCGTAGCGTTACCAGTTGCCAGAGTAATAAGACCAGTATTATTAGTCTTACCGTCCATAATCCCGCGAACAACCTCTGAAACTTCCCTCTCTGAAGCCCCGAATACAGGAAGTGTCCGAAATTGAACAATACGAGTCATCGATTACCCTGTTTCACAATCTCAACATCTACGCCAACAATAGTTTTCCAGTTGGAGCCTGTCGGAGTTACCTTAATCCGGTGGTAATCCCCATTAGACCTCAGAGAAACCCTGTTTTCTGCGTCTGCTGCTACTGCGGTTCCGAATTCAACTGATTCTGTGAGCAAATCCCTGCTTGCAACTGCGACTGTTGCCGATCCATTATCAACAATAGGTTTTGCCAATGTGACAGTAGAACGTCCAATGTCTATATCCCCTGAAACAACGTATGCAGTTTTGTATGCACCTGAAATAACAACGATCTTTTGCTCTCGAACACCTAACGCTAGTAGTTGACCACCAGCCCAAAGCCTAGAATCCAGCGGAATATCAAGTGCATCTAGGTTCGTATTGTAGTTATCCACTTGTTCTAGCGTCGCACTAGGAGTGTAACCATAGGAAAGATGGAAAATATCCGTCGTTCCATAGCTCCATTTACCCAAATCAATGCTGTAAAAGAGCAAATATCTGCCGCCAAATGTATTCTTAAAGTTCCAAATGACTAATTTCCTGACAGGATCAACCGTAGAACTAATAGCGTTAATCAACTGGTCTGGAATAGCATTCTCAAAGAACCATCGATTGACCTTCTCTAGCCCAATGTTCTTAACCGTCTGACCATCACAGACATAAAAGCCATCATCAGCCAAGAAATACGTCAATCCACCGAACTGAGCGATAGAACCATTAGATAAACAGCCCAAAGTCCTAGAAATAGCGTCAAACTGGAAGAAATACGGGCTTCCTGAATAGGACATACGATAAATCGCCCTTTCCAAGAACACCAATCCATACTCTCCACCAGCTAACCCAATAATATCGCCACCATCAGGGATTAACTGTGAGTCACTCTGAGAAGCAGTGCTAGGTGTCCAATCTGTCTCGTCATTAATATCAGACCAGTAAACCCTAGATTCTTCACCGCCAACATTAGCCGCAACTACAAAGTCTCGAACTACAGTCACATACTTAGCCGTAGGAGCAGCAGCAGATAGGTCTGAAACCGTCGTAGAGCCTCCCAAATCCCAATATTGGAGTTTGTTAGCCCCATTAGCCAAAATCAGCTTAGAACCGAACTGAGTCACATCCCAAGATTCTACAGAGCTATAGGAAGTCTTTACAGCATCCAGTGAGGCATCGGTAGAGTCAAACTTATAGATCGAAGTAGCACTAGCAGCAAATAGAGTGGAAGCACCAGCATACTTACCTGCAAAAGCAAGCAGCAAAGTTTCTCCAGCAGCGTCAGAATAGTCTGCGGCATCTCGTAAAGGGGCATAACCGTTAGTAACAGGATAACAATTCACAGCTTCCATTACAGCACCAGTTACACCCGGCTGATCTGGCAACCATTCTCCGAAAGTAATCTTCATTGCTTAACCCATGTAGTAGGCTCAGGAGCAACAATCGTCCATTCGTAACCTATGATGTTTCCAGTAGCATCTACCACAGCAGTTGCAACAACAGAAGCCGCAGCCGTAGTCACATAACTACCTAGTGCCGATACCGTTGCCACACCAGTAACTGAAGCATTACCAGAAACAATAAAGTTACCAGCAGCCGTTACCGTAGCCTCACCAGTAAACGAAGCCGATCCACGAATAACGTCTACAGGAACAGCCTCAAACGTCGCATTACCTGTAATTGTGGCAATACCGTACTTCTCAGCTAACGCAGATGCAATAAACGTAGCCGTACCAGTAAATGAGGCTGAATCGCCTTCATACTCGGCGTATCCATCATTCCAGTAACCAGCAACAACATATCGATCAGGCTGGCTTAGGTCACCCTCACCATAGCCCTGAGTCCAATAGTCGTATTCAACGTAATTAGCCATTACAGTCCTGAAATTTGCTCAGAAGTTAATGCAATGATATTGCTGCTAGACAAAGCATCTATCTGTGCGCTATCAATAGACACCGTTTGTTCTGTGCTGATAGCTATAGTCTGCGGCAATTGGTACTCAATCCACTGACCTTGATCGTCATTCCACTTCCAGCGATAGCCTTCACGGTCAACAGGTTTAGGATCGCGTATCAGCCACCTCCAATTGAGCCACACAACCTCTTTGCCTTCAGGCGCTTCAGGCGGCATAGGAACCTCTAGCCAGCCTTCAGTGCCGTCTGTCTCAGGTTTAGGAATAGAGCCGTTCTTTGTGTAGAGCATGGTCAGTCCTTATTGCAAAGCAAATGCAGCAGTCGGCGCTGTGAAGTTGCTGGTGTAGCGAGCGAAGCGAGTGATGCGCAAATCGTCAATGTAGCCCTTTAATAAATAGTTCCCGTTGTCAGCAACGCCAACTGTTGTAATAGCTCCAGAAAAATTGGTGCTGTTCGTAACTGTAGAGCCTGTCTGCGTCCCATTTATAAACAGACGCAAGTTAGTTCCAGACCTAGAAACTGCAATATGAACCCAAGTGTTTTGCGTAAACGTATAGCTGATGTTAAATACATCGGCAGAACCGTAAGCATTAAATCCAATTGACGAACTTGTTCCGCTTCCTCTCAAAGAAAGTAATGGCTGTCCAGTAGCATTACCACCAACAATTGCGTTGTACGCGCCCGGCTGACTTTCAGGATACAGCCAACACTCAATAGTGAAATCACCAGAACCAAGAATTAAGTCCTGATTGCTTCTCAATGCACAGTAGTCGCCAACACCGTCCAGATAAATCGAGCTACCACCAAACTTACTCTGCGTCGTGCTGATCTGCGCGTTGCCTACAGTCTCTAGGTCGTTCTTGGCAGTAGCGTCAGTGATGCCAGCGTTGGTGAAGTTGGCAAGCAGCTTGGTATTTGCGTCGCTGGTGTATGGCGATGTTGGAACGCTAGATGGTGTTGAACGAACTGTATTTGAAATACGCAAACTGCCAATGTAGCCGGGGAAGAATTGACCAGCGCCAGCGCCATAAGTGGCTATTGACAAAGCGTTTGCAGGATTTCCAGAAGAAGGCGTATTTGCTGTCTTGTTCGCAGTACCAGCAGCAGCACCGTTTATGTAAAACACAAGATTCGTATTTGCTAAAGACTGATTATACGAAATGAACACATGGTTCCAAGCATTTGCTTTTAAAGTAATATTTGATGTTCCATTAACAATATTGTTGCCAGCAGAACTGTATGTAATGAATACGTTAATAAACTCGCTGGCGGTTTTTTGTACGGTTACGCCAGTTGAGCCTGTCGTACTTGCATTTGTATCTAGTAATGTGGTTGCCGAACCTGTGGTCGTGTTATAGACCCAAAATTCCATAGTCCACGCAGCAGTGGTGTTGTGCAAGAACGTCCAGTCAGCAGCAGTACCTACAGTCAGATAATCCCCCGTACCATCAAAATACCCACTACCGCCATTCGTAGACGCGCTGTAGGCAGCAGTCGGAGCGAAGGGGCTGAAGGCTTGGACGGATGGTGTGCCGGTTATCGTAATGGCGTATGCGTTTGCGCTGTTGTCAACGAAACGGTTCGACTGACAGATTAGTAGCTGTGTATTAGTGACTGCGGTTAGCGGTGCTGTTGGAACTGTAACCGATGTATATCCAGAGCCTTTCAATACGCGCATATTTGAAAGATACCCTGACAGAGGCCCTGTCAAATTAAACCCACCAATGCCTATTGTTGGTCTATTAGTTCCAACAATATAGTTGTTGGAATCTGTGTAAGTAGTAGATTGCACAACCCCATCAATAAACATCCTAGTTGTGCCGCTAACTCTACTGACAACAAGGTGATACCACGTATTCGCAGAAAAGGTGGAATTGCTTTCTATTCTAGAAGCAGAGTTTGTGTAATACCTAAATTTACCCCCCGCTGTATCAACAAGAGGATACAAACCATTAGTTGATGTTGGTCTAGCATCATAAATAGCTTGATCCGCCGTTGATGTTAAATAGACGAATGTTTCAATAGCCCAATCGCCAGTTCCAAAAGAAAAACCAGATTGAGCTGCAAAATTGAAATAATCTGTGCTTCCGTTAAAGTAGTTACTCCACCCCGTCTGACTAAACGGCGAGAACGTACCCTGCGTCGTGTTGCCGTTGCGGGTGATGGTGAAGTTGTTGCTCGACGAGTCTAGGAACGTGTTGTTCTGCGCGCCGTTCGTGCCATCTCCGGGTAACAATAGCGTGACTAGGTTGAAATAGGCATCTACGGCTGCTGCTATAGCAGTCTTAGCACCTAAGACCATTGACATGATTCCACTCATATCTGTTCCTTAGCTGACGTTACCAGTTACAACACAAACAGTACCGCTAATAAATAGAATCGTGGCAACGCCCCTAGTAGCAAGAGTCATCGTGTCCTTGTCCGTGTTCGTTCCAGCGATATAAGCAGTAGTAATCGAGCAAGTAATCGTGATATTACCCGTCGTATTATTAAATATCGAAATTACATCGCCAGCAGCAAATGTTGAGTTCGGAATCGTAATAGAACCACCAGTTCCAACACCAACAAACTCACCAATATCAGTTGTTGCTAGTGTGTACGAAGTCGTTTTATCCGATCCAGACTGAGGCACATTTCTATAGCCTAGTGTCGCAGCATCAGGAGGCAACGTATAAGTATTCGTAGCAGCAGCAGCAGGAGCGTTCAGCGTCGCAGTACCGCTAGACGAACCATTTAACCGCAGATTGCCACTGTTAAACGACTGATTAGCACTCCATGTACTAGCCGTATCAGGTTTAGCGTAGTCCGTTCCAGCAGTCGCAGCGGCTAATACGCCAGACGTAGCCTTTAGAACACCAGTAACCGTCGCACGTTTTAGAACCTTACCAGTGGTGCTACTCCACAGAGCTAGTTCACTGTCTACACTCGAAGTTACGCCTTCAATCTTATCGGTATTAAGATTCGTAAAGTTATTATCAACCTCAGTAAAACTTAGGGCTGATCCCTTTACATTCCGTAAAGTAATTGTTGTCATTTAATTACTCCTTAGGACAACTGAACCGACAAGTTGCCAGTAGTGATCTTGAATACGTCCCCGTTGTTAATCGTCTTAGAAGCATCCAAAGCCGTATGGAACAGCAGATTTCCAGAAGTCACTGCATCACGGATTGCAACGTGAGAAATAATGCCCCAATCAGCAGTCGCTTGAGGGAACTCTACAGCAGCACTATTCGTTGACGTACCGTTAGACGGAGCACCAAACGTAATAGCCTGACGAGTATACGAACCACCTGAAATCTCAGTGCCAGTATCAGCATCAGTCGGATCAGACGTATATAGCGCCAGATAAGTCGTCGTAGGACTCGTATAACTCGTATTCCGCAGAACAGCGTTAATCAACGCATTTTCTAGATAATTGGACATTTCAGCCATGATTTACCTCACATAAGACATAGACATAGGCTGACCACCGTACTCACTGGATTGGTCAGAAGTATTAATTGCAGTTATCGCACGATCATACAAAGCAGCCCAAGTCTGCAACCTTGCATCATTCATGAGATACGGTTCTGCCTCCCCTAATGCAGCATAAAGTAAAGCATCAGGATAGTTTGCCAAAAAAGCATTGGTAATGTTCGTGTCGCTCAAGTATTGAGGCTTAGCGTAATACAACATCTGTACGCTGTAAGCAGTATCAGGAACAGGGGCAAACTGAATCTCACTTGCCAGAATCGTGTAATCAATAGGCTTACCCGAATCGGTAGTCCTCGATCCTGCAAAGAAAGCATTAGGTGAACGATAAGTGAGAGACTGAACAGGAGTCGTGCGTAAATGCATGTCCCGCATCTCTAGGAAGTCCGTAGGAAGGCCAACAGTGGAATCACTAGCTGTGGTATCAGCGCGAGCTACAACGAGCATCTTGCGCGTTCTAAGGTCTCTAGC